TGCTAAACCTAAATTAGTTCTTGCAGATGAAGCACTTGATACATCAGATAAATTATTTGAGTTTGTTAATTTAGTTCCAAGTTGTGTTTGTATTGCAGATGTAACACCATCTAAATATCCAAGTTCAGTTGCAGTTACATCACTAACTTCAACTTTTCCTGAACCATTAGATTGTAATGCTCTTGATGCAGTTAAATTAGAACTTGCTATTGTAGATGCACCACCAGTTATTGTTGCTTGTTTTGCATCTAATTGAGTTTGAATATTAGATGAAACATTATTTAAATAACCAAATTCTGTATTTGAAATTGTACCATCATGTATTTTTGTAGCATCTATTGCTGCACTTGTATTTATATCTGCATTAACAATAGTGCCATTTAAAATTTTTGCAGTTGTAACTGAATCATCTGCTAATTGTGTTGTACCAATAACACCACCAGGTATAGATGTATTTGTGTTTGACAATGCACCAATATAAACATTTGATATAGCTTCATTAGCAAGAGAACCACTATCCCAAGTTACATTGACAGTTGTGTTTGTAGAAAAAGTTGAAGAACTTATAGTTCCAAAAATTGTACCAGGTGTTGTTGCAGTTAATTTAATTCTTCTGTTTGCATGATAAACTGAAGTAACATCTACACCAGCTATTGTAAAAGATGTAGCTGAAGCATAAGCAGCAGTATAAGAACCAGACCCATCACCATATTCAATCCATTGTGCATCATTAAACCAATCTCTTGTGTTCTTCATCAATGCTCTAATTGCATTGTTTAAGTTAGAAGGTAACATTCCTTCTGCAACTGAAATACCATTAAGTGATGTGTTACTAGCTTGTGTTGTTGAATAATCTTTAATATTAGTTGGCATCTAATCTCCTATAAACCATGCGAAAGCCTTGTCGCTTTCTTTGTTTCTATCATTTATTAAAGTATTGATAGCTTCTTCAATTTGTCTTTGAAAGAACTCTTGTGTTTCAAAACTGTATCTAACATTATCTATATCAGTTTTTTCTGTCATCTCAATCCTATTCTTGATGCAATTAAATCAACACCTTGAGC